CGAACATTTTGAGCAAAGTTGATGAATGTGCTGGCAACAGAATTGTAATTTTCACGGATAGTCAACGCATTACCATTGATGGATTCATTGTTTGTCACATAAAATCCGTCCATATCCAAAGGAATTGTATCGTCAAAGATGTTTGCACCACTCAATACGTCTGAATTGTATTCAGCAGCAGCAAAAATGGTTCCTAATCCAGCTTCAACAGTGATGCTGATGTTGTAAAGATCTACATTTTCAACAAGATCAAACACACGTTGCAGTTTGGCGGGTATGCTTCCGATAAGCTTGGTGCTAACAACTGTGCTATCGAATGCACCTAAGCTGTATAGTGAATCAGCTCTTTTTAGAATTCCGTTTTGAAGAATTGCACTTACAGTTGCACTAGGAGCACCTACACGTGTTTCGTAAGTTACATTAGTATCAACAAATCCATTGCCGTTGTAAGGAATTGCCAAATTAGGATTCAGCACACGGACTTTCTTTGTAGGAAAGCCTGCACTGTTGATCCAAGTTTGAGTGTTGCGATTGGTGATAAACGGATTGATCAGCATCGAAACATTGGGACTATCATCTTCACGTGTTCCCAGGAAGAATGAGATAGGTAATCCACCGTTCACATCATTGATTTGTCTCCAATAATCAAGAGAACCGACATAACTTTCAGAAAGGAGATAATCAAGAGTTAATGTATCTGTGCCAAATGTGCTTTGGCGAAGTTTGAATAGACCGACCAGCAATGTATCGTCAAATTGACGAGTGCTAACATTGAAGGTTGGAAGATTTTCCATAATTTCACTGATACTGTTTCCAATTCCAAACTCACTTGCACTGAGAGGGAAGTTAAGACGTGTACGAGGAATTGAAAGGAAGTTGAATGTGGATCCGGCGTTGCTATCAATTGTTTTGATAGTATTAACACCATCAAATTGAGTAGCAGGATTCAAGTTTGTATTGTCAATTGCACCTAAATAATATCCCTCATACCTGTTGTTAATGCTGGTTTGAGCTTTATTCAACACGATAATTCCAGCATTTGCCAATTGTGTCAATTTGCTGGCACCAGTGCTGGTAAATGTGAATTGTGTTGGAACATTCTTCCATGCAGAAAATGCACTTCCATTTAAAATATCTTGATATTCTTGAGCAGTCATTTCGATTTGAGTGGGTTGACCCAAGAAATATGTGTTTGCACCGCTAAGACCAAATCCTCCAGTAGCAGGTACTGTTCCTTCATCAGTCTCGTAAGAACCGTTATAGCTGGTTACAGGATAAACAAGGGCACTGTAAGAATCAGTGAAACCTGCTCCACTTCCGCTACCATATGGCATACGAGTAACAAGAATTTCATTTTGAGATTGGAAAGCTGCTTTTACAGTATGATAAAAATAACGTTCAGGTGCATTAACAGGTCTGCCATAAATATTTTCAAATTCACTCAGACTTGAAGGTTGAATAATTTCATCCAAAGGTCCTTGCGGTGAGAAACCTGCAATTAAAGTAGTTGTGGGTACATTAATTACAGGACGTAATGAAAGATCAATTTCGTTAATTTCAACTCCGGGACTTTGTATTGTACGCTTAGGCATATAAATTATTTATTCTATTCTGAATAATTTTTTAAGTTTTTTTACAGAAGAGTTGCTATAAGTTGAAAAAAACTGAATTCGAAACTGCTTTCAACTTCTCCGCTATCTCTGTAGTTATAAGCTATTGTTCCTAGTTTTACAGGTTTTACTTGATGGAATTCAAATTTTATTTTATTTTTATTATATTCATCTAAGCCATAGATAGTTATGGTTGTTGAATAATCTTCCAATAAAGGAGGATAGCTACCTTGATTTGGAATGGATGTTTTATCATCATTTATAAGTTGCATCCAAGTGTAAATGAACCAATAATTATTGTAATTATTATCCACAGTAAATTTGACAAGAACATTATCAAAAGAAGGTCGGGCATAACTTGTAACTTTTAAAACTTGTGCACCATAACTGGTTTCAACTTGAGGAATTTTTATATCTGGAACATCAATACCAAACACTGAAAATTGAAAACTATCCAAATTTATAGTATCATTTCCTCTTTCCAAATTGTTGATTTTATCTCTTAAAAACTTGGAGGGTGTTAAAACCATCAAAAACTTGTCTTTCCGTGCCTTATTAAGCATGGATTGGTTATATGTGGCTGCCATGGTATTATTTAATTAAAGGGGTTTCCAGCCTTGATTGGAATAATAATCCATTTCAATCTCCATTTCGTCCTTATCTTTGGAAGACATGATCACAGGCATGCCGGAAAATCCATCTTCATTAGCTCCAAATTTGAATGTTAATCCATCATTCTTTTTAAAAGGAATTATGGAACTGGGCCGGTTATTTTTATCTCTTCCAGTTACGTCATAATATTTTTCCACAAGATCATCTGTTAAAATGAGAAAAGCCATGGCCATGCTCATGACACAATCATCAAAATTGTTATTTCCTTTTCGTGCAGCCCATGTTCCGTTTGGATAGCGTATGAATGTTTTCAATTCATTTAATGTCACAATATCCCGAAAAACTATGGATCGCAGTTCATTGATCCAATACCGCATGTTAATGACTGCATGATATTTGGTGTTTGTATTGGTGAATATTCCAGGTTTATCAAATGTTTTTCCGTGACTATAACTGATCATTGGATCATAGCTATAATTTTCAAAAAGAGCATCTGCAATCTGACCGCCACAATTGTTTCTTTCAATCAACAATGGAGGATTTCCCCATTGAGCAAGAATATCCACAAGTTTTATTGTAAAGTTATAAGGAGTAATAGTGTTGTCCCTGTACATGGCAACCTGACGAATGCTGCTTAAATCTGCCAAATCAAATATTTGAATTACACTGCTTGCTTGTCCTACCCCTTCAGCCACGTCCACACCTGCAACATATATTCCGTTTTTATGCGGTTGTTCCCATATTTTATATTTTCCATCATCAAAAATGAAAAGAGGATCGCTGCATGCTGCTTTATATTTTTCATAATCATCTCCATTCAGTGCAGATTCACCTTCCTGGAGGAACTCATTTCCAAACTCCTGGTCAAACAATTCTCGACTGCCCAGACTTTTGATTGTATTATCCTTCCATTTTTCGTCTCGACCAGGAATTTCCCACCAATCCACCCTTTCTGTTTTCCAATTATTTGTTCCTTCCATTCCGTCTGTGTATAATTGATAAAAAAGATTGCCAGTTCCATTGGGTGTGCTGGCCACAAAAATTTTACTTTTCTTACTGGATGAAATGATGGGATAAACAGCAGACCAAAATGTTTCCACCATGCTGTTGTCAATGTGAGCCAACTCGTCAATGACTAAAACGTTTACAGAACTTCCACGGCCTGCATCAGATGATGTGGTGCTGATACTGATGCGACTACCGTTGGCAAGACCCATGGCAGTTTTTCCATATTCTGTTACACCCGGTTTTAAAAAGTTGGGAAGATTTTCATAAGCCAATCGAATACGTGCAAAAATTTCCTTGGCAGTTTCTTCTTTATTTGCAACAAGAAGAATTCTTTGATCGTTTTGAAAACATGCCAGCCAAAGACAATAAATGGTCATGACTGTTGTTTTTCCTGCCTGACGACTTGACAGCAAACAAACAAAACGATTGTCCCGCAAACTTCTTAAAATTTTTTTTTGATAATTGTGCAGTTTTATTTTTACTCGACCCACATCCAAATTAACAATGAAAAAATGATTTTCAGCAAAATGAAGAATATTGGATTTGCATTTGCCCATTTCCTTGATCATCTCTGGCGTATACTCAAACTCGGCAGCTGGGGTGGGCAGATTTGGATTTCCCAAATATCTATCATTTGATTTCATCAAGTATAAATACTTAACGTATGAACCAAAAGAGTAAATATATTAAGAAATACGGTATGCCTAAAAGTAACGCAAACACATTATTGGACATTGGAGCAGTTTATCATAAAATGCTTCTGGAAAATGCTGCACATCAACAAGATGAAGTTGTTTTAGAAAAGAAAAACAAGAAAACAACTGATCCTAAAGCCAAATTCGGCACAAAACCAGGAAAAGGTGGAGTGCAAGCTTTTGAATTGGTTAAAGATAAAAAAATAGTTTCTGAACCCAAACTTAAAGATTTTGCTCATAAGGACAGCGGTCCTGATACTGAACAATTGGCTGAACCTATTGATGTTAAAGAGAAAAAATTTAAAAAAGACAACTATTTTCAACCAGAACAACTCAGTAGCGCCAACGAAAGTGTTATTAACACAAAAAATGTCAATTTGATCATAAATGAGCTTGTAAAAGATGATAAGCATGAAGCTTTTACACGTCTTAGTGAATATAAGACAATATGGGGCAAAAGAAACTTTGTGAATTTGTTGACGGTGGCTGCAGTCAATGGTCATACAGAAGCACTTGAAGAATTTTTTAGTTTTGTAAATAAAAATACAAAAAATAGAAAGGATAACAATAAATAATCTATATGAGTAACTTCGACAAACTATATGAAGCTGTGATGTCCGAGGACGACGTTGAACTTGGTATCACTGGCGCTCAACCCGGCACCGCCGATGTCGCCCCGGCAGCCACTAGTGAAGAAACAGAGCTGACTCCTAAAGAGCATCTCGCCAAAGCAATTGAACTTTTGCAAAAGCTTCAAAGCCTTGATCTTATCCCCGATGATGTCGGTGGTGATGAATCTGCATCTGATGAAGATTATGAAATGTCATCTTCAGATGAAGACGCTGAAGAGAGCGATGATGAAAGCGAAGATGAAGATGAAGAAATTGCTACTGAAGAGATCGAAGCAGAAGATCTCGGTCATGCTCTTGTTAATGCCAAAAAAGGTCAAGAACTATCAAAAGTTTCTTCCGGCAGCAACAAAGTTGCTAGCACATTGACCAGTCTTGCCAAAAACGGCAAGGGTGGTGATTCCAAAGTAACTGACAAGGTTGGAACCGAAGGCGAACGGGGCCACGCTCTTGTTGGATCTGGAGTCAAAGGTGGTGCACCCACAAGCACAAAAGGAAAAGCCAACGTCGTTTCCTCAGTGATCAAGGGTGGCGGAAAAGGTGATCAAGACCTGTTCCAAGCCAACTGATAAAAATATATAATAAAAAACCCCCGTCTAATCAACGGGGGTTTTTTTTTGACTAAATAACTATATGGCATTTGAATATCATAAAGATCTAAATTCAAAATTTTGGACTGACAAAGGATTTGATAAAAAAGTCAGAAACAATCTTGTGGACATAGCTTTGGATTTTTATAACAATTTGCAAACAAATGCCCCTCTTGAAGATATTCAAATTACTGGAAGCATAACCAATTACACATACACAAAAAACAGTGATATCGATCTGCATCTGCGGATAGATTTTAAAAAGGCAAATAAGAACGACAAATTAGTTTTCATGGCTTTTGATGGGGAAGCATATAAATGGCGTTTAAAACATGATATAACCCTAAAAAACCATCCGGTGGAGGTTTTTGTGGAAGATACCAGCATTCAACCTCACAAAACAAAAAGCATTTATAGCATATTAAAAAACAAATGGATCAAACAACCTGTTTATGATCCTCCGGAAATTGATGAACAAAATGTGAATAAAAAATATGAATTTTACAAAAAAGAAATAGATTTTCTTATCAAAGAAAAAAACAAAAATGATTGTCGTATTGTTTTAAAAAACATATTGAAACGGGCAAAAAATCTCAAAAACAAACTGAGTGAATCACGCCGGGAATGTATGAAAAATGAAATTGGTTTTGATTTTTGTATTGAAAATCTTGTTTTCAAAAAATTAAGGGATGCAGGATATCTGGACAAACTGAATGATTTGAAATCAGAAACCTATGATAAAATTTACACAGAACAAACATGGAACAGCGGTATTCCTAATCTTTTTATGAGTGATTTGATGGGAACAAAAAGTCAAACATCCCAAATGTTTGATAAAAAGAAACGCGGGGCCCGTCATGAAAAGCCCTTCATCCGGGATCCTGGATTGCGTAAACATTCTCGAACAGTTCCGCTCATGCATCAAAATACCGACACATTTGCTGAAGTTGGTGTTCTGAAAAAAAGCAAAGGAAGAAGAATAATCAGCGAACCCCGGGCCATGCAAATTGCAGCTTTTTACAATGTAAATTTAAGTGAAAAACCAGTCAAGCTTGGTCGTTCATCTGTAAGTATAAGAAAACAAAATAATATATATGTATTGGAGAGTGAATGAGCGTTGATCGATATTTGGGACCAGGTTGTGTTTCTGTGTATCCTTTCAATTACACAGCCAGTGTTCTGCGTTTTACTGACAAAGAAAACAATGAATGTGAACGGGATGTGATCGGCAACTATTGGCGGGAACAGATAGATCTTTATGGTCAAAAGATAAATTATTGGCAAAATCCATACAGCACATTGAGTGCCGACAACATTTATGGTGAAGATCCAATCACAAGCTGGCCCACTCCCAAGCAGATTGTGATGGCCATCACACTAGATGAAGACAATCTTACTTTAAATAAATTCGGATTTGATGGTCAGGATTATATTACTGCATTTGTTCATATCAGCAGCTTTTATAGTGTTTTTGGTCAAAATCAGGAACCTAAAAGCGGTGACGTTGTTAAACTTCTGGAGTATGGAAATGACAGACCAGGAGATAGGGATGGAAAATTGTTTGAAATAACCCAAAGACTAGACAGTGAAAACAGCAAAATCAATGCATTGGCCGGACATTATGTATGGTTGCTCAAAATGAAGAGATTTGATTATTCACAAGAAGTGAATCTGCCCAATGAAAAAGGCAATCAACAAGTCATGGACAACACTGGTTATGGCACACTCAGTGCAACTGTAAGTGGAAATGTACCGACCAATCCTCGGTCAGAAAATGTCCAAAGCAGTGCTCCTCAAATTGTTAATAGATTTGTTTTTAATTATGAAGGTTCTGGACAAGATGAAGTGTATGGAACTTATGATGTGCGAGATAATTGATTCAATTGAATTTCAGGTAAATCAGCTTCTTCATCTTCTTTTTCAGACGCATCTTCCTGATATTTCTTTCTTTTCAAAATATCCAGATTTGCTTTTTTAGTATCAATTCCAAATTCGTGATGATTCACTTCATCCAACATTGTTTCAAAACGACTATCCATATATTTCTGAATAGCAATCGGTTGTATCCAAAAATCATCTGACATGTTCACATTGAATTCACTGCATTTCTTTTCAATAAGATCAATACTTTCCACCAAACAAAGCCAACGAGCCATCTCGCTTTTGCTCATTTCAACACGGGCCGGACGGTTTTGATGATTCATTTCCATCACTACATTATCAGAAATTCTTTTGGGATTATCATCGCTCAATTCCATAATAATTTCACATAAACTTTTTAATTCCTTTTCAGAAACATTCAGCTTTGCTCTGCGACCATAAAACATCATGTCCATGGAAATGTTTTCTTTCATCTTTTCAAGATGAGGATTTTTTAAATTGCGAGCAACTTTGTCGCTTATGTTTCGCCATTCATCTCCGCTCATCTCGATCTTTGAATTTTTATTATTGATCGGGATGGATAAAATTACTTTTTGATTATTGTTGTCTTCGGTTTGTGTTTTGATCGTGGATGTATTGTTGAACATATGCAGCCAAAATACAGAAAAGCAGAGGAACGTCAAGTTTAATCTTCAATTCAGTCATGATACTGAATGCTGCATTGACAGATTCATAAATTTTATGCACCACAAAACTTTTTCGGTCGATACCTTCTGGATTTTTTATGCTTAATTTTTTATATTCCTGAAAAATTTCTTCAAAAATATCCAAAATGATGCGTTCACTATCATTTAAATTCTTCTTTTTGGTTCGAAATAATTTATATAAATTATAATATTCTGGACCTTTTTTAACAAAAAATTCACTCAGTTCCTGATCAAACTCCTGTGTCCAATTTTCATTTTTTACAGTGGAAACAGGCACAACTGCTGTGCTATTAACACTTTTTGCGATTTGATATAATAAATTACTCATTCAGATTTAGGGGAAGAGCTTCCAAAGATTGCACCACCACTGGTTCAGTTTCAAGGGCAGTGCCCAATTTAACATAAACGGATATTTGTTTGTCACATTGAAGGCATTTGTAGCTGGTTCCTTGATTCAGATCAATTGGCACAAAGCATTTGCTTTTCTCTGCACAAGGACAGGTCAGTTCCATTCCTCGTTTATTATACTCCTTTTCAATCTGCAAATTGGTTTCCTTGATACGCAAACCATATCTTACTATGGCAAACTTATGAAAAGC